TTAATTGGGTATCTTGGGATGTAGAGCAAGAGTAAATTGATCGATCGCCCCAGACCAGCGTCCGCCTACTTCCTTCGTATACACAATCGACTCTACGACGGATTTCAGCATTTCATTTTTCTGTCCTGGATCATTTGTCTTTGGATAGAGGGCAAGCACTTCCTTGAGCCTCGGAATAATCTCCGATTTAGCCGTTATCCTCTTCATTTCCACCTGCAGCTCCGCTTTCACTTTTGAAATATCAGACTCAACCTCATCATTTTTCTGTTTTAATTCAATCGATCGTTGCATAAATACTTCAGCCGTATAAACACCCTGTTCAAGCAAATCATGCAAGTTGGACCGTTGCTTGGTCAGTGTCTCTAATTGCTTTTCCATTGCATCATGTGATGTCCGTAGCACTTTAAGTCTTTGCTCATCAGTTCTTAAAGCAGGTCGCCCTTTTTCCCATTGGGCAGCATAGCGTTTCAACCATTCCTTCAGCGCTTCAATCAGTTTTTGTTCGACCAGGTAAACATAGGCTGACTTATTCGTGCAATATTGTTTTGAGCAAATAAGCGCATCCGGTGCGCGGCCATTGTACGGACGCTGAACCATTGCCTTACCACAGATACCGCAGCGCACAAGACCAGCGAGTGGGTTTTTTATTTTCCCATCTACCGACCGCGCATGTGTATTACCCTTCCTATACGCCTGAGCGCGGTCGAATGTGGCATGGTCTATTAATGCCGGGTGTAAACCCTTAGAGATGATCTCCTGACCCTCAGCGGCACGAGGGCGGCTCTTTCCGATACGGCTCTTTTTGAGTGGTCTGTTTTTCCATCGAACCATTCCAATGTAATGAGGATTGGTCAAAATGTCGCGCACCGTGGCCACGATCCAACCCGTTCCCTTTCGAGATGGGATTTTAAGAACATTATTAAGGTAATCACAAATACGTGCCGTTCCCATGCGTTTTTCTGGGTTTGGATCGGTGTAAAGAGAATAGATTAACTGCACGATCGGTGATTCTTCTGGATGTGGTTCTAATGTCCATCCCTTACCGTCTAGCTTCTTACGATTATATCCGTACGGGGCGATATTCCCCATATATCTACCAGCTTCAATTCCGCTTACACGTCCTCCTTGAAGCCTCCGAGTGATCGTCTTAAACTCTCTGCGGCTCATAAATAGACCGAACTCGAAATACTCTTCGTCATCTGTGTTCGTAGGGTCATAGGTACGCATAGGAGTTACGATTAGGGTATCAGAGTACTTAAATGCTTGTGCTACGATGCCTTGGTCCATGGTATCGCCACGAGCTAGCCGTTCGACCTCAACCACGAGAATTCCACGCCATTTTGCATCCTCGATATCGCCTAGCAAGCGAATCATTTCCGGACGCTCGGAGATCCGCTCTCCAGATGTTGCCGGCTTCTCCTGATAGATCTCCGAAATAACGATATTAAAACGTTTGGCCAAGTCGAATAAAATGCGCTTGTGCGTCTTAAAAGTATCTTCTGCTCCGCGCCCTTCTGCTTCTAAGTCTATTCGTGATTTTCGAAGATAAGCAGCATAATCTCCTGATGGAAGTGATCCGTACATGAAAATCCCTCCTGATATAGAAAAAGCCCGAATAGGGCTTTAGGATTTGAGTTTGAATTCGCAATTACTTTTTAGATAATGCATTCCCTTGATAACGACATCGCCTTTTGTGTGGCGATCGATCTGGCCGCTGCCGATCAGCTCGCCCTTGAACCAGACTTCGATGGGGAGGGAGTGAAGGAAGGCGTGGTTAATGATTGAGGAACATTTAGTAACCATTATTTTTGGCCCAAGTTATCAGCCCGTTGGGTGATATAGCATTAGCTAGAGTGTTGTTTACCGTAAGATAACCTATTACTTTTCCATCCAAAATAATTTTTGGTGGTTTTGTTGCGAATTTGTTAAATGAACTATTGTCTGAAAAATCGCTACCGTAATCCCCAAAGCTATTCCAAATGCTTTTTGATTGAAATTTACTGCCGTAGGTTCCGAATTCGTTAAATATTGAATCTTTATCGAAAGTGTTACTAGTTATCTTTCCTAAATAGGTTTTACCATCATTTGAGTATAACTCTGGTACGGATACAATAATCGGTATGATGCCATTATTTGAATTTGTATTATTACTGTTGTTTGCTTGTCCAGAATTGCTCATTTCCGAGAAAATTGGCCCAACAGTCGAAAGATTTTTGATAAACTGATCTTCAGTTATTTTCCCTTTTTGATAATCAACTATTTTTGAGGTAAGAATTTCGATCATATTATCTTGATTATTAAATCCGTATACAACTCTTGAGTATTGGCTATCGAAATCGATTAATAAAGTAAGAATCTTGTATATCGTATTCCAGTCGTTATTAAAGTCAGATTTAGCATTAAAATAAACCATAGCAGTAGATGAACCGCTAACGTTCATGATTGTTACACCACCACCGCCGAGCGCTATAATTTCATTTGTTCTTCTTGTTGGGTTAAACGACGCGGTGTTTGAATTATTTCCAAGTGTAGTTTCTTTCCCGTTATGAGATACCAGATTTACAGTTTGACTTTTTGCATCCCAAGAATAACTTATACCGGCTTCTTTCAAGAGATAAATAGGTATCATTGTTCTTCCGTTGTAACTAATCGCAGGAACATCAGATACATTTACTGGCTGATGGTCAACAGTAAGTCTAATTATTTGACTTCCCTTATAGGTTCCCCAAAGTGAAGCCGCATTAACAACACCCATAATCATAAAACTAGCAATAATAAATAATAGGACTTTTCTTTTCATATGTATCACCATTATTTTCCCCATCGGTTGGGGGATTTGCTTATTATTTTTGTTTACCTTCTTGAATTGCGATGTTAATTCCGATGATGGAAGCGCCGGCGAATACTACAGTAAGCAGAGTTGTCCAGTAACCTATCAGCTGATAAAAGAGATAACCAAAAGCGATGATCCCTAGAATTAAACAGATCCCAGCACAGGATATAAAGAACTTATTCACTGATTGCTCCCCCAGTCACTTACACGATCCCGCTGATCTTCACTAGCTGACCATCACATTCTTCACAGTATTTACCCATGATGATTCGCTCCGTATGAATAAGGCTGCACTTGCCACATATGTAGACCATATTACTTGTCGCAGCTACCTCTTCGAATGATGACCAAGTCTCCAGATGTCTTTCCCTCGGATAATTAGGAATGTCGAAATGTTCGAGTTTAGGCCATTTATCCAAGCGTGCTCCCTGAAGAATACTTGTTTTAATGTTCCCTTCGAGATTCCGCAGTCTCTTGGTAGCTGGAGTAATATTTACATCACACTTATCAGCTAATTGATCAGGAATTAGATCAACTATTGATCGGAAGACGTAATTTGGCATTAGCAACCTGCTTGCGAACCAATGGGCTTCAACCTCCATGATTCCCGCGACTTCATCAGGGATTATTTGCATATTGGCATGGCTGTTTAATAGATAACGACCATGGAGCAGAATGTGGCCAAGCTCATGAGCGAGCGTAAAATACTGACGACGTTTAATCGTTTGTTCGTCATATGGGGAATCAGGGTCCGGATCAGATGCCAGATAGATTACGAATTTTGTTTTACTACCTCGGATCAGTTTGACCATATAACCGTCCGGACCATGAAGTTCTTCGAATGCGATCTTCCACTTTTTATTGGCTATGAATGTTTCAAGTGGAATAGGTGTCGTGGGATTTCCTAGTTCTTTAAGAACTGCTTGCGCTGCTATGTTTGCTAATCGAAAGCGCGGACGCTTGAGGTTTGGAATGCGTATTATGATCGCCCCTAGCTTTAGTCATCTTCATCATCGAAGGCTTTTTGAGCATCTTCCATTAGTTTGAGAAACTTTGCATAAGCTTTAGGGTTCATTTTTTCTTTAGCCCGCATTATGAATTGGACTTCTGGTAAATTGACAATCTCGTCAGCTTCAGAGGCATGTCGACGAGAAACGCGTCCAGATCTTTGTTTGTAATCCAAACTATTATTAGACACACCTAGTAGAAGATAATCCGTTGTTACATCGTATAAATCAGCCATTTGCGAAAGTGTTTCTGTATCAGGATCCCGATAATCTCTTTCGTAATTGGAAAGAACGGTGTTCGATATTCCTAATTTTTTAGCGGCGAATAATTGAGACCATCCTTTAGATTCTCGTTCGTTCTTTAATCTTTTTCCTAAACTCATGAGCAATATCAGCCCATTTCTATTTAATTATTTCTTTCATCATATCAATTTTTCACGTTAAGATAATAATTATTCACGATAAGTATAAAAAAGTATTGACTTCCACTATTCGTGGATATATTATCAAATCATAGTATTTCACTTTACGTGGAAATGGTGGTGATAATCTTGAACATCAACGAGAGGATTAAATTGGTCAGAAAAACCAAAGGTTTCACTCAACAACACATGGCTGACAATCTAGAAATGACCGTATCCTCGTACAACATGAAAGAGAACGGTAAAAGATCAATAGACACCAAAGAATTAGAGAAGATCGCTTCTGTGTTGGGAGTTCAGACTGTTATTTTTTTTCAAGAAAAGTTCCACGTAAAGTGGAATGACAGTGCTGTGCGAGAGGAGGTGATCTAACTGGAACGACCAGGACACGAGGAAATCGAAGCAGCGCTTGAGGAGATAGCGGCAACATCGACTCATTATCACGTTGCAGAATCTCCAGAACGACTTTTGGAACTCAGTGGTATGTCAGCTAGCTTCGTAAAAATTGCTGCCGAAACCAAAGCGGTAACGCCATCAGAGATGCGGTTAACTGTAGCGCTTTTCAATCAAGCAGCTGACAAATGGCTCCGTCAATATGAAGCGAGGTGAATTTGAATGCCCGTCCTCAAGAACCAAGAGCATATGCTTCCTATAGGAGGCGATGCGGGTGTGAAGAAGAAAGCTCCGTTACACGGAAACATCGTTAAAACGATGATGATCGGCAACACAACCATCCACTTCTGTGATGACTGCATCGTTGAGACAGAGGAAGAGGTCGATCAAGTTTTGGAGAGATTCCATGCAGCGGGATGGGCCATCATCGAGGATTTAGTGGCAAGAGGTGAATCGGTTTGAGATTCAAATGGCTTAGCAAATGCTCGAAGCGTAGTTTCGTGGAATCTGCAGCCATTAGAGTTATCAATCGAGGAATGGAAATTGATCAAGCAATCCAAATCACGCTTAACAACGGCAATCATTGTTCTAATCCGGAATTACTTTCTAACGAGACGCTTCGGCGCCTTCGTAAAGAAATAGTGGACAGGCTCAAGGTAATTGAAAGGGAGAGGGCCCGCCGAGGGGGTAAGCATACGGCGGGATGAGAGTGGGGAGTACGAGGAGATCGATCTGTTGTATAAATCATACTTCACAGCCTAACGCACAGGAAAGACGGTCCTCCGTGCTAGATACGCACAGGGAAGGCGGTGAGAAAGATGATCGAGAACAAGAATGTCGGGGAATTGCTCAGAACTTGTAGAACGAGAGCAGGAAAGACGCAAGAGGAGATGGCCAAGCATCTGTATGTAGACCGCTCAACGATATCGCGTTGGGAGACAGATGAAATATCAGCTCCTTATGCGGTAGTCAGGCAATGGTGCGCATTCACTCAGGGCATGGATCTTATGACAATGGATCTGGCTGGTGGCGTTGAGGGTTGGAAGAAGCTCCAGAAGCTCGAGCAGATGATGCGAACGATGCAAGAGGCTCTGGCTACCGCAAATGTATATCGCAAATCAAGCGAAGGGCAGGCGAATGGGGATGAACGGATTGGGCGCTCCGGTGTTAGAGGCTTATTCGGGCGGATACGATCCTGAAAGATATCAGAAGCCGTTTCGCAATGAAGAAGAATTCGATGATTGGAGTGAGGATTTGGATGACGGATGCACAGATGAAGGCGAGGAATGAACGGCGTAAAGAGCTTCAACGACAGCTTGATTGGGCAATTGGCAATCCTCATAAATTCGAAGATCAGAATCAACGGTATGGAACAATTGATTTCATTAAAGGTTCTATCGCTGAATTGGACAAGCCTGATGAAATGAAAAAAACCCTCCGGCCAGGGAAGGTTCGTTTGAGAGACCGACTAAGGTACCTCGTTGTCGTCATTGTATCACAGACGACAGCTGACTGGAAGTGATGATCGTGTGCGCTTCCGAACATAAGTCACTGTTACTGATCCAAGAGCTCGGCGCAACGGTTCAACGCAACATGATTGAGAAGGTCGTTACGATCCGGATTGGCGAAAGAGAGCAGCGCTTCTGGATGGATAGTTGGTCTACGGCGCTGAATTGGCTGCGTGATCAGAAGCGAGGTGGAATGAGTGCGAGACATAGATCAGGACCTTATAGACGAGGAGAACCAGCGCAAGGCAGATAGACGGCGGGAGCAAGCCAGATCATCTTTCATTGCTCGGGATCCATATTACCCACCATTGTGGGCTGCTGATGAATTTGACAATGTATCTGATCCAGAGGTTTGAAATTGTCCCTGAGGAATGGGGTTCGCTCCATTCTTCACAGATGCTTTCAAGCATCCAAGGTGGTGGCGGAAGAGAGACGCACAAACTTGAGACAATGGTACTGGACGCAAAAGCGCAACCAAGTAGAAACTCACTTCGAGTGAGGAAATCCATTGCTTCATGGGAGAATGGCCCATGACCACCTTGAAAATTACATAAGAAGGCGGTGATCCACTGGAAATGGAACTTTCGGAGTTAGAGAAAATGCTTGCTGAGTTTTTCGAAAAGGTCGAGGACAAGATCGAGGATGGTGGTAGTGCGTCAGAATTTATGATGACATTGGCTAAGTTTCTAGCCCACTTCCACAACCGTCATTATCCAAGCAATATGCACGGATACATGACACAGAGCTTTGCAGAGGCGATCCTGTATCTGGCAACAGAGCTTCGGAAGGTCGAATCCTATCCTACTAATCTCCATCTAGTTCTAATTCACGGCATAAAAAAATGACCAGCAGCCACTGGTCATCGGTAAATCACCTATGCGGTCATCTTATCACGATGACCGCCAAATATTCAAGAGGAGGGTTCATATGGCAACTAGTCCGAATCCCAATAAGCCGGCTGAAACGGAAGAAATCCAACTCGCTTTAATCGAGCTCATGAAATGTCAGGTTAACGGACGTTGGGATCTATCTTCCTTGGATAAATGGCTTGATCGTTATCCGGAAGAGATGTCCCGCGCTGCTGAACGTTTGGATCAGGCGCTTGAGTCCGTATTCCCATCAGAGGAGGCATTACATGACAACCACCGCATTGCCGTCTGATTTTACTAGGCAACCAGACAGATCGATTGGTGCTGAGGTGGCCATAAGTCGCCAAGCTCAGGAAGTACAGGCAGCCATGGTGATGGCTAAGAAATTCCCGCGAGATGAGTTCGCTTCCCATTCTCGAATCATGCAGGCTTGTAAACGCAAAAATCTAGCAGAACATGCGGAATATGAATTTCCACGTGGTGGGACAAGCGTTGTTGGACCATCGATTCGCTTGGCCGAAGTTGTCGCTCAATGTTGGGGGAATATCGATTACGGATTGATGGAACTTGAGCAAAAGGGAGGTAAATCTGAGGTTCAGGCTTACGCTTGGGACCTAGAGACGAACACTCGTCGCTCAATTACTTTCTCCGTTCCGCATATTCGAACAACCAAAAAAGGTACTCAGACCCTAACGGATCCAAGAGACATTTACGAATTGGTTGCAAATATGGGTTCGCGTCGTGTGCGTGCTTGTATTCTGGGTGTTATTCCAGGTGATGTGATCGACGCTGCTGTAGAGGAATGTCGAAAGACTATAGATGGCGCCAATAAAGAACCGATTAAAGATCGCATCAAGACGATGATTGTGGCATTTGAAACAGAGTTTCAGGTCACACAAGCGATGCTAGAGAAACTGATCGGTTGCAAGTCAGATGCATTTACAGAAAATTCACTGATCAGGCTTCGTAACATTGGTAAGTCGCTTCGTGATGGTATGGCGAAACGTGAAGATTTCTTTGATTTTAGTAATACCGCTTCTAAAGATGTAGGCAAGACGAAGGCCGAAGATGATTTCGCGGCAGAGGCAGCTCGTGCTGATGCTGGTGGAGGTGCTACTGGTGACCCTGCTCCAAACGAAGATGATGACGTTGAATTCGACTAACTATCACTCTATCGAAGCAAATGGCGAGTATATGAGCGTCAGCCAGTTTAAGGACTTCGATGCTTGTGAAGCAATGGCGATGGCCAAACTCTCCGGATGGAGTGAACCGGATAAGGAAGCTCTTCTACTCGGGTCTTATGTTCATGCCGGAATTGAGGGGGACGGAGCGCTGGAGGAATTTAAGCTTCGCAATCCAGACATTATTAGTTCCAAGGGTCCGACGAAAGGCGAACTGCTAGCGAAATTCAAGCATGCTGACGTGATGCTCGAGAAGCTACACAATGATCCATTCTCCATGTTCGTCCTAGATGGCCAGAAAGAAGTCATCATGACTGCTGAACTGTACGGCGTACCATTTAAGATCCGGATTGACTCATACGCTCCTGATCGTGGGCGTTTGGCTGATCTAAAGACTACTAAGGGCATCCGTGAAAAGTATTGGTCAAATCGCTACGGTGGCTGGGTATCATTCGTGGAAGCCTATGATTATCTGCTGCAGATGGCAGTATATTGCGAGGTTGAAAGAATCGCAACCGGTCGTGATGGTTGGCTAGAACCGTTAATGGTGGCGGTGAGTAAGGAGGATGTTCCAGACTTGGCTGTCATACGATTCGATGAACATCGCCTCCGTATTGAGCTTGAGATCATGGAACATAAGCTTCCACGCATTATGGAAGTCAAAACAGGAATTGCTCAACCAATCCGCTGTGAGAAGTGCCGTTATTGCCGGGAAACGAAACGATTGACCGGAACGATCCACTTCGCTGATCTGCTAGATGGTTAAGGTCCAATATCCGGATGAGTTCGGACGTCCACTCCTTCAATCAGGGGTGGGCGAACGCATATGGGCCTTAAAGGATACGGACAAGCAAGCGTTTATGCGAGAGGTTAAAGCGTACTTTGCTCTTGGGCTTCCTGGTTGGACAGTCGTAAGGGCGAAGTACCCAATTATTTTCTTACGAGACGATAGAGGGAGGAATCACATCGATGTTAGGAAAAGCAAGTGAACTGCGTACTTGGCGAGTGGAGTCAACTTGTGAAATCACTCCAACAGAACTTGTCTGTAGCGGTGTAGACAACGAGATTAATCAGGTTTTAACGACCCTGTCCAAAATTAATGCCGATGTTTTGAGCATTCAATACCAGGCTTCACAAAATGAAAATATAGCGGATTCTGCATTAATCATCTATAGGGAGGCCCCACCCAATGCTTAACGACATCTGTATTTTTGATTTTGAAACTACTGGCCTATCACCTTCGACTGAGAGAGTGGTAGAGATGGCAGCCCTCCGCATCCGTGACGGCGTTGAGATCGCTTCATTCTCCACGCTGGTGCATCAGACCATCCCGATCCATCCGAAAGCAAAGGAAGCCCACGGCATCGAGGAGAGCGACCTGGTCAACGCAATGAGCGAGGACATCGCCTTTAAGATTCTTCGTAACATCATGGGTGACAGCGTGATTGTCGCTCATAACGCTATCTTCGATCTAGGCTTCCTGCATGATGCTATGCAGCGGATCGCTGGGAAGACGTTTCACAATTCATTCCTTGATACGCTCACTATTGCACGGGATCGCTACACATACCCGCATAAGCTCGAAGAACTATGCCCGAGACTTGGAATTAAGCTTGAGGGTGCTCACAGGGCGCTTAATGATGTTAGGGGAACAGCGGCGCTGCTTAAGCTAATGCACGAGAATGAGCCGGTAGATAACTGGCTGAACAAGCTCGGTTACGTCCGGAAGTTCGGAGCTCCTAAGTGGGTACCGGATCAAGCTAGACCTTTTCCTACAGATATTCGGTATGAGCCTAGAAATGTGGGGTGATCATCATGCGGATCCGCGGGCAGCGTCCGACACGCAAGCAGAAGCAACTGATTGAATCCCATCGCCTTAATCCGGATAACTGGCTAGTAACTAAGCAGCCGGCTGGTGAGCTTCACCTGCAACATAAGGATTCAGGCAAGAAACGAATCATTTCAGCCTAGGGGGAGAGGCGGGTGGCCAACCCACAAACAGAAGATGGATTCGTACGCATAGCCAGAGAACTTTGGGATGAGATCATCCGCCGCAACTTCACGAAGCGACAAAAGGACATTCTCTTCTTCATCTGGCGACTCTCGTACGGATGCCAAACGAAAAGCGCTCTTATTCCGAAGATGAGACACTTCCAAATATGTGGTGTAGCTGAGACGAAAATCAAAGGAGAGTTGGAGTATCTCGAGAAGTGCAAGGTTCTTTCATGGGATCGAGAAAACAAAGTTTTCGAGATTAATAAGGACTTTGACAAGTGGCAAGTAAGCCCGGTTATGGGATGGGATGAAGAACAATTTACAACCTTAATCGGGTTAAATATTGCTCGAAAAACTTCCCAAAAAGGGAATGAAAAACTTCCCGAAAAGGGAAGTTCAGAAAATGAAAACTTCCCAAAAAGGGAAGAAAGTACTTCCCAAAACGGGAAACTTTTTGACGAAAAACTTCCCGAAACGGGAAACTCGACCCCTGATTTCCCCAATCAGGACGCGGGCTCCGAGTCTCCTAAAGAGATCTTTAAAGAGAGTATTAAAGAAAGTAGTACAAGTTCTTTAGAGATTTCCGCTACTGTTGCTGACACTTCTTTCGGACAGATTTACAAGATTTTCGAAGAGCATTTCACGGTGAACGGAAAGGTATCACGTTTCGAGGCTGAGGATCTTACAGACCAGTTTGAAACCTATGGCGGTGAATGGCTGCTTGAAGCGATGAGAGAGGCTGTCCGCGCGAAAGTTCTGACGCTAGCTTATATCAACGGTGTGCTGAATGGCTTTCGCAAGCGTGGTACTTGCAAGAAAGAGAAGGATATCGAGGTCCAGCTTGAACAATCCAGTTCAGACCCGATGTTCGAAGAGAACGATCCGATCATGCAAATGCTGCTGAAGGAGGATCGACTAAGACGTGGAACAGGAGCACCCGTTACCGTATGACCCAAATGACCAATTAACAGCTGCCATACAGCTTGAACGCAATATTTTATCTTGTATTTTGCACGATGGAACACTGATCGACGAGGCAATGACATCGCTCCGGAAGGAGATGTTCGGTCACCCTTACCACCGTGTATTGTTCCGCTGGTTCTGCGAATTAAGCGCTGACCGTCTTGAGATCGAGGCGACAAACATCTTCACCAGGTACGAGAAGCACATGGAGAAGATTGGCGGTATTACGTACCTTACTGGCCTAGCCGGTGATACGCTGGCCAACTTCAAACTGTTCCCTGAACACATTCAGACGATGGTCGAGGGATATGCTCGAAACCGTGCTCTCAAGCTCATGCAAGAATTCCAACCAAGGTTCGAAGACATGTCTTCCGGTTCATTCGAGGTTCTGCTGGACGAGTTTGAGCGGCTATCGCTTGAGATTAGGCCACAGAAATCAAAGCAGCAGACTGGAGTGACAAGCGTTGTTAACTGGTTTGAGCGTTTCGTGCTTAAAACTCAGGATTCAACGCTAGCATTCGGACTTCGTACCGGATGGAGCGACTTGGACAGAATGACGCTTGGCTTCCAGCGCACTGATTTTATCGTCGTAGGTGCCAGAACAAGCATGGGGAAATCGGCTTTCGCTATCGAGGTGGCGTTAAGGGTTTCAAGCTTCGGTTACAAAGTGGCGATCTTCTCTCTCGAGATGACGATCGAACAGATCTACAACCGGATGATGGCTAATCTTGCGATGGTGTCCATGCAGGCCATGAGAGTGGGTAACGTACAGCCAGTGCAAATCGAATCGATATCATCACATTTGAACGCCGTATCTAAGATTCATATCGACGATGAGCGCGGTGCTACAGCGGAGTATATCCTCTCCGAGATGCGCCGGATGAAACGGCAAGAAGGTTTAGACCTTGTGATCATCGATTACCTTCAGGACGTGAAAGAGCCGGCAGAGAAGAACGACAACACTGGATCGGCACTTCACCGGATAGCCCAGAAGATCAGAGCAGGCGCGAAGGAATGCGATTGTGTGGTGATCGGTTTATCCCAGCTTAAGCAGGAAGTTGATACACGGAACAATAAGCGGCCCTTTACCTCGGACCTTGCTGGAAGCGCTGGGTTGGCGAACGTAGCCGATGGCATTATCCTCTTGTACCGTGACGAATATTACAATCCGGACACGCCGGACAAGGGCATCATCGAGGTTAACGTGGCCAAGCAGCGTAATGGACCTACCGGACTGATCCGGATGAAATATGACAAGAGCTATCAACGAATAACAGGCAAGGGAGATGACCCTTATGGAGTACATCAGGAATCATTGGCACTTGTATGAATGGCTCAAGCAGCGCTACATGGCAACCGGACGAGTCCCGGATCCGGACGAAGCCCGTGCCGCTTTCCCGGAGCTACCGCTTGAGGAAATGGGTGAAGGCTATACGGAATTTTACCTCGTCGTTGGACGATTCGAGAAAGGAGCATGAACCGTATGTGGAGATTGACGTATAAGGGCAAGCCGATCGGTCCGGAGTTCGAAGGTGAACAGTTTGTGGTTAAGGCATACATCCGGATGCAACCGATATTTCACGGACTGGGGTGGAAGAAGTGCCCATGAGTTATGTGGGCATCGACCCTTCAACCAAGACAGGCTTTGTCCGGATGGATGAGGACGGTGAAGTCTGGGAGCAATGTGAGATTGTCCGAAAGGGCGAAGATCCGGACCGCATGATCAGCCTGATCGACGCCATATCGGAGATGCTCCAGGGTGATGACATCGTCTGTATCGAGGATTTCGCATATGCACAAGCCAATCAAATGGCATTACTAGGCGGGATCGGTTGGGGCATTCGAATGATGATGCGGCGGCGCGGTATCAAGTTTCATATCGTCGGTACCGGACAGCTTAAGAACTTTACCGGATCAAAAGGCAATGCAGGAAAAGAGCAGCTCATCCTTCCGATTTATCAGCTCTGGAAGTTCAAGGACGACAGCGACAACGTTCGTGATGCATTCGTCCTGGCGCAGATCTGCAGGGCTCTATATAAGCCGCCCAAACTATACAAGTACCAAGAAGATGTCCTAACAAAACTGAGAGGAAAGTGAATCCAATGACCGTATTTAATGCCACTCTTGAAGCCGTTACGACCACCAAAAGCAAGACTGTTGTGAAGTTATCCCTTTCGAATAAAGAGGCTGCTATATTCGCACAGCGTTACCTTGCTTCCGTCGATAAGGAACTGCGCGTTAGCTTCGACGATCCGCAGATGGAGATGGACATTCAGCCGACTGCAGGCGGTCGTCCTGGTCTCGTTGTCACAACTGATCATAACGGCGTTGTCGAAACCGTTAAGCAGCAGGAAATCGGTGATGACGATCAAGCTGATTTATTCGAGCAAGATGGAGTGCGTGATTTCGATGGCAAAGAGATCGTTATCAAAGGGCTCGAAGAGGGCACGGAGTATGTTTTCCGAATCGTAGATGGAGAAGCAGAGTACCCGTTCAAATGGGTTAACGGTGAGCGCGTTCTCGGCATGAATGTTAACGAGGTTAAGGACGAGATCGGTCCATTGCCACTTGCTCAAGATGGTCCTACCCGTTACATGATCGAGGAATTGCTTACTGCGTTCGGTGGAGAGCTTCGTGACATTGTGACCGATTCCGAGGAAGTAGAGTTCGAAGACGGTGAAGCATCTACCGAGCCAGATCCATCTGATGACGATGATCAGGAAGATAGTGAAGGGGCTCCGGATGCAGAAGCAATCGAAGAATACATTCTTGCTGAAAAACCTGAATTCGTAGAGGTACCGTACAACTTCGCCGAATTGCTACGCCGTCGCCGTGAAGAAGATATCAGATGGATTGATCTAGCAAAGGAAACTGGCGTTACATCCGGCAAACTGCAAGCTGCCTATCAGACATACAAAAAACTCGTCGTAAAGAAAATGAGGCAGCAAGGAGTGGCTTGATCGTATGAGCAATGCTAAATTTCCCTTCGAGGACGAGATCATTGCTCTCGAGAGTGGGGAAGAGAGAATCTATATGATCCGTGGCCAGGCATTAGTTATCCGTCTGGCCACGGATGATGATTTTGATAACGCGGTAGTGTTTGATCCGTTTGAGCAACCGAGAGGGGAGGGGCCGAAGTAATCATGAAAACAACACTAGGAGATTTGAACATACATTTATTTGCGCAGTTGGAACGCTTAAGCGATGAGGAACTCACTGGGGAAGCGCTTATTGAAGAGATCCATAGAGCGAAGGCAGTCACAAGTGTGGCATCTCAAATAATCGCAACGGGGACTTTGGTCTTGGAGGCTAAGAAGCTGGCAGATGATCGAATGAATGCTGATACTAAAATCCCTAAAATGCTGGAGGGATAACGATGCACTCCTACTCTCCCGAACAAAAACAGTTTATTAGCGAGAATGCTACTGGAAAGTACAATTTAGAAATCGCTAATCTATTCAATGAAAAGTTCGGAGCCAAAATTACTGAGGGACAGATAAAGAGTTTTAAGGCTAATCACAAGATAAAAAGTGATGTCCCGAAAAGAAGGAGAACAATTCCGGATGGACTTCTATCGATCGAGCAATCTGACTTCGTCCTGAAACACGTTAAGGGTTTGTCAAACCTAGAGTTAACTAATCTTGTGAACGAGACCTTCACTCTAATGATAAAGCCTGGGCAAATGAAAACTTGGAAGAAGAATCGTAGTCTATCAAGCGGATTAAAAGGAACTGAAGGTATATCGCCCCCGAACAAAGGAACTAAAGGAATGTACAATGTTGGAGGTAATCAAACATCCTTCAAACCTGGTCAACGACCATTGAATTATAAACAGGTCGGATATGAACGAGTCGATAGAGACGGATACACGCTAGTCAAAGTCTTAGATGATGGTCCTTGGCATAAACGGTGGAGGCATAAGCACAAGGTGGTCTGGGAAGAAATTCATGGTCCAATCCCGAAAGGCCATGTATTGCTTTTTGCAGACCAGAATAAAAAAAATATTGATCCGGATAATCTGATCCTAATCCCGCAAAGCAAGTTGTCCATCCTTAATAAAAAGGGTTTGCTTCATAAAGATGCAGCGTCTAATAGAACCGGCATTCTCATCGCAGACATTTATCAGAAGTTAAGCGATCGAAAGAAAAATAAGTAACTAAACATGCGAGGTGACACGAATGAACAACCACGATCAGCAGCGTATCAACCAAGTAAAGCGGACTCTCACCAAAGCCAAGGAGCAACTAGAGACGGTGCATCTATATCTCGTAGCTTCTAGCAATCCGGATCCAGTAGAGATAGCAGACATGAACGAGGTTGAGCAGCACATCGACATCGCACTGGAGAGGCTCGGATCGGTCGTGATTCAAACGTGAACGTACGTGATAATCGCCTGCAGGTTCTCCGGAAGATCGATTCACTTCTCATAGGTAAGTGTGGGAGCTGCACGGTACGTGAAGAACTAAACCGCGTGAATGGCCGAACTTATTCACTCTCGGACGGTTACTGCAATCGGGAATGTTCGGTGGGGCAGCAGTTGCAGGGACTTGGGAAGCAATTGATAAGGAGCTGATAGAAATGAATGTCAACGGCAAGAACGGCAAGCAATTCGTATATAGCGAAATGGGCGTTAAGTGGCAGGTTACGCAACTCGAGCACGTCGTAAAAGGAGATAAGCATCATTTCAAGTTTCGAATTGATCATATTATTTATGATGGAGGAATGCCGCAGCCGCCAATCGGTCACGTCACTGAGGTAATGTACACGGAGGGATTCGAGTATTATTCCGGTTGGAGAGTGGAAGAGGTCGAGGAAGATCCGTTCGTCGAGCGTGAATTTCCACTTCGAAAGGGCAGCATCATCCGATCCGCTGAAGGCATCCTCTTTAGCAGATCATCACCGGGAATGATTCCAATCACGACAGATCCGGAAGTGGAGTATAACGACATACTGGATGCTTATGGGGATGCTTTGGACGATCATACGTCAATGATGGAGTGCTTATTGATCTTAGTTAATAAGCGATCCATACCGCAATGGGCAAAGGATCAAATAGAGAGTTGCCTACACACCCTCAAGACAAAAACAAAAACCCCGGCCACAGGGACCGAGGAATCAGACATCAACTAAATCTATTATAGCGGAGGCGACGGGATGAAGACAGCATTATTTAAGGACAAGCGTTGGCAACAGCATGGGGATTACTGGCTACTAATAGGCAAGTCAAAAATGCCGGCTGCGATCCTCATCTCGATCGCCCCGCCAAAAGAGGAGCTGACACGGACTGATGAGCCAAGAATTACAGCAAAGGTACGATGCGTTGGAGATTGAGAAGCAGTCGCTTAACCCGAATAACGCGGATGATCGCTTCCGTCAGACGATTGTCGAGCAGGAGCAAGCAAAGATTAAGGATCAGATGGACGCGGAAGACAGGCTTCAACGCCAAGCAGCTGAGGTAGCAGAGATTCAGCTTCCAGAAGACTATGACGAGCGTTGGGGTGTTGTAGGGGCGAATCAAGAGATTAGCAATCTTCTACGCCAGGTCAAAGAGTTCCTTTTCAGCCAGCACAATGATGAGCTCGCTAAGCTGCAGCAGGAGCATAAGGAGCGTATTGTCGCTTTTGACGTTGACAAGGCTCAATTGATCGAACTGGTTGCGGGTTTTGAAACAAAGCTCGCAGACGTTGAAGGCAGACTTTTCCGAGCTGATGCAGACAAGGGCACTGCACTCGAGCAGTTGGCAGAAGCTGAATCTAAGCGCGACAACGCTGTGGCTGCTAAAGAGGAAGCCGAAGCAGATCGTGACAAGGCTCGAAGCGAGAATAAGAGCCTGAAAGGTCAGATTGATGAGCTGGAGGGAATGCTCCGGACATATCGCTCACGCTCTAATAGTGGCGCTGTCAGCGGTCTTGTGCTTACTTCTACACTGAAGACCGAATCGGAAGAGGAACGCAAGGCACGGCTTGAGAGGGAGCGCGTCGAACACCTCAATCACTTGTTAGTTAGAAGAGGCTCTGATCCTCTACCGCTTCCTACTTCTCCAGCTCAAGCGGAAGCGGCTGCCGCGACTGAAGAACCGGATGATCGATTTCCTGCGGACGAGGATGCACACGACTCCGAGCGATTGGTTGAAGCAGACGAGGGTGTGGCAGTGGCAGGAGAAGCAGCTCCAGAACTCACGCTCGAAGGACTCGCAGAAAGAGTGAAGGCGCTTGAGGAATTCAAAACCGCCTTTGAAATCGGATTTTTCGATAAATGAGGACAAGCCCTCTTTGGAGGGCTTTTCCCAACAGCAGAGAGGGGGAATTACGATGGCGATCGGGCATCTGTATACACAAAGCGGCGGACTTACGATAATGAACCTCGGTCCAGCAACTGCGGAGAACTATCGGAGATCCGGAAATAAGGCACGAGCGCTGCTGAAGCGCGCTGAGAAGAAAGCGGAGCGTGAGATCATTGGGGGAATGATCAGCGAATGCGAGTACGTGAGCGAGTGGTTAGAGACAGGTAGACGACCGGGCAGCATGAGAGGTGTCGAGAGAGCCTATGAGGTACGAATGTGGGATCCAAAGTGGCTGGAAGAATATCATTCGTCCTCATCGCGGTATTCCATTGTAAGAGAGCCAAGCCGAGACCTTACCGACGATGAGCGCTTTAAGATCGAGGAGGCCATGCATGAGTGCTCGCCGCGGGAGAAACAATGCTTCATCCTCTACCACGCGGACGGCCTGACGCTCGAGGAGATCGGAATGGAATTGCATCTGGGGAAGAGTACCGTTCAAACCTATATAGAGAGGGCGACGGTGAAAATTGAAAATGCGAAGTTGACGAGCTTATTCCTTCTGGAGTAAGCTTTTTTTGTTGGAAATTAAAGGGGGATAAACTATGAATTCTACAATGTGGGCAGGCATAATGGGTTTAGTCGGTTCGATCATTGGTGGAATATCAACTTATTACGGCTCAAGATGGGCTACAGACAGAGCAATAGACGCCCAAAACCGACGTGAAGAGATTGCAGCGAATTACCAAAGTGAACGAGATCGGCTGCTAAAAGTAGATCAAGTTCGAGTTACGGTTAAAGCTATGTTATACGATTTTGAAACAGCAACCAACGAAATTATTAAGGTTATTCGAGCGAATAGACAAGAAGGTGTTGAAAGGAAGGTTGAACACTTCCCGACACCGCTTATAATCATTGATAATCCTTCCGAGAAGATTGGTGCACTAAGTGAATATTTCAGCCAGAAAGATATATACCAGTTAAGAAAGTTATATGGAATTATCAACGCATACAATATGAGAGCAGAACAGTATCTAATTAACGAGTCAAATTATAATGCGTGTTTTAATTATTCCATGATGTATCTGAGGGAACTTTGGAAAGGATTCTTTAATCATTTCCTTGATCGCCCTGGGGACATAAATGATTTTAATGTTAATCTTAAGTTCCAGGTTGGAGATGCTAATTCAGATTATCAGGAACTTATAAATAAGATGTTGGAATTTTAGCTTAAAAATGTCGTACTTTCCCCCATTAAGTAGATGTATCGAAACGCGTATCGAAACAAAATGCAACCTTGCCCTATATGGGTGAGGTTGTTTTTTGTTCATTTCGTGTAACGGAATAACGAAACGCGGAGGTATTCGTTTCGAAACGTAACAGAGGGAGTTGATCCGATGGCGAGGCCGAACAAAATAGAACAGCTCGAGCTTCAGCACATCGTTGCTCGCTGCCTAAGTCAAGGGATCACAGCTTCACGTCAGATCGCCGTTGAGTGCTCGAAAGAAATGGCCAGTCGAGGTATCAAGGAAGAGTTATCGCATTCAGCTGTGGCTCGTTACTTAGAGGCGAATAAGTACGAGAAGGAATCACGTTCGGTTCCTGCTGTTAAGAAGAAGGAAGCCGTTGTCCAGGTAAGCGGTCGCGTTGAGCGGATCGTGAATTATGACCTGGACATCATTGACCTGCAATATAAGACAACTAGCGCGTTGTATGATCGCTTCGTTTATGTGGATGGTCTTCCGGATATGGTAGAGAGCCGGCTGGCAGCACTGGTTGAGACAGCTTTGAACGAGGAGGCAGCGAATGCAGAATACCTTTCTCGTTGGAAGCTCGGCTTCGTAGATGAGATGAGACGGAACATCAACGCGCTCACATCGCTGAACAAGGAGCTTCGCGAGAATGCCAAGTTCATGACGGAGCTGAGGGAGAAGGCATTCGAGTTTAAGCTCATTCAGGAGTTCCTCGGCGTGTACATGGACATTTACAAGGAAGTCAGTCCGGAAGCTCATGATGTGGCTATGCAGAAGATCGCGGCTAATCCGAGGCTAGAGCGGATCGTTGAGCAGCAGAAAGAATTGAGGGGGTACGAAGATGCATGATCTCCATCCGAATGGTCAAGAAGAAGTGTAAGAAGTGTGGCCAGATGAAGGTCTTTAACTCCCGCTTTCATAGCTGTATCGACTGCAAACGAAAGAAGGCGGCGGAAAGGAGAGGGAGCGTTTGAAGTTCTTCAAGGGATATTCTCCGCAATTCTATTTCCAGAAGAAATGCGACCACGAGTTCTACCGTGTCAGGTCATCTATGACGGACGGTGGCATGGGCAAGATGATAATTTATCGTTGTAAATGTGGAAAAGAGAAGGTGGAGTTCATATGAAGGTTTTCTTTGATACGGAATTCACAGGCCTGCACCAGAACACGACACTCATCAGCATCGGCCTAATAGCGGAGGATGGACGGACGTTCTATGCCGAGTTCACAGATTATGATAAGAGTCAGGTGGATGACTGGATCCAAAACAACGTCATTGCCAATCTGATCGTTCATCCGGACCGCGAGTTCTATCAGCGTGTGACGGACCGTGATGCTATTTACAAAGGTCCTTCGAATTTCATCAGATCCGTGTTGGAGGATTGGCTGGAGCAATTCGAACAGGTGGAGATGTGGTCGGACTGCCTCTCTTATGATTGGGTGCTGTTCAATCAACTCTTCGGACATGCGTTCAACATTCCAAAAAACGTCTATTACATTCCGTTCGATATCTGCACGCTGTTCAAGGCTGCAGGCGTTGATCCGGATGTGAGTAGAGAAGAGTTCGTCGCTGGATCCGTCATTAAAGACCTATCTGCGGAAGAGATGAGGACTGGCGTAAAGAAACATAATGCTCTATGGGACGCTCGAGTTATTAAGGTGTGTTATGAACGTTTGCAGGATCATTTTATTCATCTGAAGCACGAAGCGAGGGATGTGATCGCCGGTGCTATTGGCGAAGATACATGACCGCATCAAGGAACAAGCCAAGGTAAAGAACACGCCGAAGTGGGTGCGGGAGCCCAAATCCTACATTCAGGATCGGCTCTATATTCGTACAAAGACTAAGCAAGTCATACCGTTACACTTCAATCCCATTCAGGATCTGTACTGGATGGAGAAGACGCTGCGTGACATCATCCTTAAACCGCGCCAGTTGGGGTTCTCTACCCTGACGATTGGGCGGTTTTTTGAATGCGTCATAAATGAAGAGAACGTCACTGCGGTTATCATAGCGCATGACGCTGACTCTACACAGAAGATGTTCCAGGCTGTTCAGCTCATGTACGAGCGTCTTCCTGAAGCTAAGAAGGAGCAGCTCAACGGCGGCAAGAACAAGCCAAAGTATGGCAATAGGAAAGAATACTTCTTCGCCGGCAACAACTCGCGGATCTATGTCGGTACCGCGGGATCAGATAAATTCGGACGCTCGCAGACAATCAACTATCTGCTGTGTTCGGAGGTAGCATTCTGGCCTAACCCCGAGGAGCTCATGACAGGGCTTCTGCAGGCGGTTCCGTTCGATGGTGAGATTGTCATCGAGTCAACAGCCAACGGTGTGGGGAACTATTACCATCAGACCTACGAGGACGCTAAGCGTGGAAAGAACAACTGGAAGGCACACTTCTACGCCTGGTTCCAGCATCCTGAATACTGTCTTCCTCTCGCGGATAACGAAGTCATTGAATATGACGACGACGAACGCGAACTGGTAGAGAAGTATAATCTCGTTCCCGAGCAGATCAAGTGGCGGCGCTGGAAGATCGCGGAGATGCCGCAAACGCCTGATAGATCGAAAGAGGACATGTTCAAGCAGGAATATCCCGCAAATGACCTCGAGGCGTTCCTGAACACTGGTGCGCCTGTGTTCGATCAGAAGAAGGTCATGGCGCGGATAGAGTTCCTGCAAGCTAAATACGAGGTCGAGAAGCCTGTTCGTGGTAACTTCGTCTTTGCGTACAAGGGTGAGAGGATCGTTGATGATTCCATCCGCTTCCTTCCTGATCCGAACGGTGTGGTCACCATCTATAAACACCCAGAGGAACGCAGGCCATATGTAGACGGTGGAGACACAGCAGAAGGCGGCAAGGACTACAGCGCCGGGCAGATGTTGGACAACATCACCGGAGAGCAAGTGGCAGTGTGGCACGGTCATAGTGACACGGATCTCTACGCCAAGCAGCAGTATTGCTTTGGCAAGTTTTACAATACCGCGCTGCTGTCCATCGAGATGAACTTCGATCTTCATCCGATCAAGGAACTTGAGCGCCTTGGGTACTATCACCAGTTCAGGCGTGAGAACATTGATGACTATAATGAGCCCGAGCAGACGAAGCACGGCTTCCGGACAACAACAGTTACGCGTCCTGTCATTATCGCAGAACTCGTGACCATCGTGCGGGAGTCGATCCATTTGATCAACGATCTGGAGACGCTGCATGAGATGCTTTCCTTCGTGCGCGGTCCTACAGGTAAGCCGGAAGCAAGCCCGGGTAAGCATGACGATCTGATCATAGCACTCGCTATCGCGCATCACGCTCGTGGGCAGCAGTCGATGCAGCTTGCTCAGGAATACAGTTACGAACCGGAATACGAGCCGGTATTCGGAAGGACGGGATACTGATGGAACGATTAAAGCAGACGGTGCGCGTCAAGCTCGGAGCACGTAACCGAGTCACCTATGGCGTTCTCATCGTCTGTCCTTGCAATGCACGCCACTTCATCACGGATAAGGACGCTACCGAGCCAGAGGTGTGGGCGTGTGACTGCGGTCGTCCTGTGGCGCTTGTCGATGATGGCGGCAACATATATCCGGTTGGTGAGCGACTGAATAAGAAGGGGGGCGATCAGCCTGGCTAAGGTCTCGCAGAAGAACCTACAGAAATACATCAACCGGATCGACTACGCTGAGCAGAAGCGAAACGCAGCATGGCGTGATAAGTGGGTACGGTGGTACAAGCGTTATCGTAATTACGTTGATCAGATCATCGATCCTAGAACGAGGAAGGTACGAACAGATCGCTCTAATATCTCTATTCCCTATCAGTTCACGATGGTCGAGACAGTCCTACCTCGTCTTATCGAGACACTGTTCGCTGCTAGACCATACGTAAGCATGAAGGGACTGCCTCCTGGTACATCAGGCATGCCGCGTGAAGATTTGGCTCAGATGCTCGCTGCTAAGGAAAAACCGTGGGAAGATGCTGCTAAGAAGATGGAGACGCTCATCGACTATCAGCAAAACGTTCCTATGGACCTTCAGGATGAGTTTGACGGCGGCCTTAAGATTCTGGGCATTTACGGCACAACGGTAGCTTATACAGGTTGGTGTTATCGTGAAAAGACAGTGATCCGCAAGGAGCTGGCTCCGGTCATGTCCGGTGATTACGGCGAAGATGGCAAAGAGCTTCCCCTAATGAACGATGACGGAGTTACACCTGTGCAGGACTGGCAGCCAGTTGAGAAGGTTGAGAAGGCATACGATGATCCCGAAGTCAGCTTTATTGATCTCGGGCTCTTTTTTACGGATCCAAACGCTACGGACATCGATGACGCTCGTTACTGTGGCCATGACGTATACAAGTCCAAGTCCGAGCTTAAGGAGATGGAGAAGCAAGGCTTGATCTCCGTTGACTGGAAGAAGCTCTCGAAGGATATGCGCGTTAATGAGGCCCGGAACTATCGCCAGTCAGCGATCGGGATGCCGACAGCATCAGATCAAGAGTCCAATGGGCAAGAGGACGATTTGTATCAGCTCTCCTACTACTGGGAAGATGATCTGCGCGTCCTGATCCTTAACCGACAGCAGATCGTTGCTGAGGGTCCTAATCCGTATTGGCACAAGCAAAAGCCATACGATAAGGAAGTTTATTGCAAAGTGCCCGGAGAGTTCTACGGCATCGGCATTATGGAGATCACCGAGGATCTGCAGGACGAGCTGAACGTGGAACGTAACCAGCGTATCGATTATCGGTCGCACTCCATGCGGCGTATGTTTAAGATGCGTAGAGGTGCCGAGATCGATAAGAATCAACTGGTTTGGAAACAGAACGGTATTGTTGAAGTTCAAAAAATGGATGATCTAGATGTTCTACAAGCTCCTGACGGTGCGCTCGCTGGTTCGTTTAATCAGGAGAGCATCATTAAGCAGGACATACGCGATTCCATTGGTGCTCACGATATTGTGATGGGTACAGGCGGTGGAGGAGCTACTGCCACGGAGACGATGACCAAGGACAATAACGCCTCCATTCGTTTCAAGAAGATCATTTCAAGCGTGGAGAAACGTCTGCTTCTTGGAATTACGCGCAAAATGATCATGATGAATCAACAGTTCATCGATGACATTCGGATGTTACCGCTCTTTGATCAGGAAGAGTCTGAATGGCCGGTAATCAGTCCGGAGGATATTCAAGGAGAGTTCCATGTTATTGCTGCTGGTTCCTCTGTCGAGCCTATGGCCAACAAGGAAGCATACAAGCAGCGCATGGTGGATCTTTACACAATCGCTGCTAAGGATCCTTTCTTTGTCGAGTTTCCACAGAAGCGCCGGAATCTGCTTAAGAAGGTGTTCGAGTCCTTTGACATCACAGACACGGATGATCTTCTTCCTACGGATCAGGAACTGTCAGGCATCATCCAGCAGCAGGCTGTTAAGGAATTCGTTTCAGGGCTTCCTCCTCAACTGCAGCAACTGATCATCATGACCATGCAGGGTGGCGCGCCTCCTCAAGGCGGTCTTCCTCCTGGTGCTGCTCCTCCGGATGGTGGCATGGATCCATCAAGCGGCGGAGGAGCTAACACAGCCATGATGCAGGAACAAGGCATGCAGATGGCTGGGGCGGGGGTGTAGTCAGGTGGATCCACAAGCTTACCGCTATATGATTCGGACGGAAGGCTGGCAGTATTTTGAGCAAGAGATCCGCAACAAGATCGAGTACCATAAGGGGCGCTTGCTAGATTGCAAGACGTGGGACGAGGTTCAGCAGCACCGCGGGTCGATAGAGTCGCTTGAGTCGGTGCTTGTTCATATTCAACAAACCATAAAGGGAGACGATGAGAATGAAGAAGCTTCAGCATGACCTATTAACGAACAAGTATACGACCGTGTTCCACGAAGAGGAGTTTACGAATAACGCTCCTCATAGGTTCGTTGTCTCCAAGACAGAAGAGATTGGTGACGGCCTTCCCCATGCTCCTATTGCAGAAATTCATTTTCAAGAAGGACCGATCAAGGAAGCAGGCGTAAATGGCGTGAATAATGAGGACTTGATTGCTATGGTCATTTGTCGCCTGGAACATTTTAATAACAGTCCGTACCGAAGCCGTGATAATTCTATGGCAATCACCAAGCTAGAAGAAGCGCTGCTGTGGCTACGGAAGAGGACAATCGGGCGCGAGAATCGCGGCGTGGAAGGTACGAACGTAATCTAGAAATACGCGGGCACGGTGAGAATCCGTCCCCGCCCCACTTCGGTGGACCGACTCCTTCGGGAGTCTTTTTATATTCCACATATTGAGAGGAGCAATACCCAATGAGCATTTTCGGAGACGAAACGATAACCGTTACTGAATCCCCTGATGAAGGACAAGAGGAAGTAATGGCCGAGGAAACCGAAAACGAAGAATCCTTCGACGACAATGACGAAAGCGAAAGCTTCGATCAGGAAGACGAAGGTGATGGTGACGACGAACAGGCCGATGACGATGAGCATGATTCATCCCCGGAAGACGGACAAGATGACGGACTCATACTCGGTAAGTTCAAGACGAAAGAAGATCTAGCGAAAGCTTATCAGAACCTCGAACGCGAATATACGAAGGCGCGGCAGGGCGCTGGTCAGCAACCAGGTAATCAATCATCTGTCGTCACTCAACAAAACGATCAACAGCAGCCAGATCTTAACACGATGTTCTGGGAGAGGTTTCGCGATAACCCTTTGCAGACGATGGAAGCAGTCATAGGTCATATCGTCAACGACCGCACCGCTCCGATCTTTGAGGAACGCAGAACAGCAACACTCTCTTCACACATCCAGAATATCGCAAAAAGCTACCCTCAGGTAGGCACGGAGGAAGGCTTAAAGCAACTGGTCGATAAGGTTCGTGAGTTCGCGGAAGAGGTCGGTAATCCGGAACTGATTCGTAACCCAACGGATAAGATTATGCGGTTTGCGGCGCGTGAGGCATTCGGGGATACAGCTTCTAAGGCATTCGAGAAAGGAAAGGCTGCAGGTCGTTCGGAATCTGAGCGTACACGTCAATCCAAGCAAGGCCTCGGCACCAAAGGCGGGGCTAAGCAACAACCAGCTCCAGCAATGTCTGAGGAAGAAAGCACCAAAGCCGGTATTCTCGCTGCTGGTCGTGGCGGCGGGTTATTCGGCTAATCAATTAATTCATAGGAGCGTGAACAGATATGCCACCATCAGTAGTTACTGGTGTTCGCGATAATGCGAACATCCTTCAAGCGAAACGCGTCATCGACATGTCCGATACGATCGGACTGCTTCGACCAACTGAAGAGCCGCTCATGTCGTTCCTTAAAATCGCTAAGCGTAATACGGAAGTTGCGAACAATCCGAAATTCGATTGGCTAGAAGATGAACTGCAACCACGCTGGGATTCGGTTAATAATGCAGCTGGATATGCTGCAGGAATCACAGCGATTGTGGTTGCGAATGCGGTATATTTCTCGAAGTTGGACATTGTGAAGGTTCCGCGTACTGGTGAAGTAATGCTGGTGACGGCTTACGACACAGCAACTCAGACAATTACAGTTACTCGCGGGTACGGTTTGACTGCCGCTGCTGCCATTGTTGACAAAGATCCTCTCGTAATTATCGGTAACGTTAATGAAGAGGGCGGCGGCATGCGTGAAATGAAGTCGACGCAAGAGGTCAACAAGTACAATTTCACACAGATCTTCAAAACTACGTTCGGTGTGACTAACACACAGGCTGCTTCGAAGATGTATGGCGGTAAGGATCTGAACTATCAGCAAATGAAGAAAGGTGTCGAGCATAAGATCGACATGGGCCGCGCTTTCACATTTGGCGAACGGAAAGAAGATACAAGCGGAGGGAAGGTCAAACGGTCGACGGGCGGGCTCTTGTCGTACTTGAATAAGAACAACTACGCCTCGTCTGCCACATTGACGCAATCGGAATTCGACAACAGTCTCTCGGAAGTCGTTTTCAAGTACGGTTCCAAAGAGAAAATCCTGCTTTCATCAGCTCGTTTGATGTCCGTAATTAATGGATGGGCTCTCGGTAAGTTGAGGGTCGACGAGGAAGCAGCGAAGTACGGTCTAGCAATTTTCACTTATATAACTCCGTTTGGAACGTACAAAATCATGAACTACCAACACATTCTTGAAGGTGCCATCTACGGCGGATACGGTATCCTCCTTGATCCCGAGAACGTAAAATACCGCCCGCTCGCTGGTCGTGACACAAAGCTTGAAACTAATATTCAAGCGAATGATGCTGACTCCCGCGTCGATCAGTACATCACAGAAGCCGGACTAGAGGTGCGCAATCCGGAAACCCACGCAGTCATCACGGGCGTAAGAGGATAATGTGTACGCATTCTAATATTTGAAAGGACTGATTAAGGTGGCTAAATATCAATCTTGGTGCCCAAACCAAGTGCTCGGTATGATCCCGAATCGCGTAACTATCGTTGAGGGTCTGCCCATTCCAACGCCAGGTAAGCGCATTGCTTTCGAAAATGGAGAGTATGAGACGGACGACGAAACTGAAATAGAGTTCATCGAGTCTCATGAACTCTATGGCTCTAAAATTGTAAAGACTACAACCGTTAAAGCAGGAAAAGCCGCTGCTTCTAACAGTGGCGCCGAATAATCCACACTAAGCAGTAAGGCAGGGCAGCCGTTGTCCTGCCTTTTCTACGTTTAAGGGGTGAAATATGTTATGGCCATGAGTTATGAGGAAATTATTGCAGAGGCTGACGAGCGGTACCCCAATGGACTTACACCAGCATCTAAGCTGCTTAAGGTATACAACCATGAGCGGAAGCTGATGCGTACAATTTACCGTCGTAAGACTGCAACGGTTTTTAATGTGCAAGCTGAGCAGTTCCTCTACCCGCTGGATTTCCACTATTCGAAGATCTTTCAAGTTATATACAATGGAAGACTGTACGAATATGAGGATATTAATGACGAGATCGGTCAGCCACCATTTATTTACACCTTTGATGATGCTATCGGGGTATACCCAACGCCTAATCAAGACATACCTGGAGGATTGCATCTGTTTCACTATCTCGAGCCTGTGAATCCAACATTATCAAGTAAACCTGTATTTGATCCGGACTTCCCGATGATATTGGTATATGGACTTTGCAAGGATATGGCAGAGGTTAATAAAGAGTTCGATGTGGCGAACGGATTTATAACGCAGTTGGATGATGAGATCAAGGCTTTCAAAGAGGTTAACCGCGAGCCAGCACCTACTGAAATGAGAGTGGAGTGATGAGTGGATGAGCACGAATTCACAATTGATCGCTAGGCAGCTAGTGGATGCTATTGATATTAATAAAAATACGGGTGCTTTTACTGCGTACGTGGCTGAAACTATGCGTTTTGTTTCCATTACAAAATATGGGGTAAAGCCAGGGGATGATATCAGCGCGGCAATAAACCAAGCCTTGAGGGAAAATGATCGCATATATATTCCTCCAGGCACGTACTACATTGACCCAGCGCACGTTAGGCGCACTTTCGTAAGATTCGGAGATGTCACAACCTTTGGTGCGGGCATCGATATTTACCGAATGTCCAATAAACACATTTGGTTTGACGGTGTTATTCAATCTAAACCTTCGAATGTTGATTGGATTCAGGTGCTAAACATTCAGGAGTCAAAGAACATATTTTTATACGGTCCCAAAATTATCGGTGATCGTTATACACATCTATCAACTATAGGTGAGTGGGCGCATGGCATCGGAATATACAGTTGTGACGAGGTGTACGTTTATCGCCCCGAAGTAAGTAAGACGTGGGGGGACGGGATATATACCGGAATCTTCTACCATGATGAGTCCGGAATACAGCAAGGGCGCGTTCGGATCGAGGACGCGAGAATAGACGATATATCTCGAAATGGAATCAGTCTTACCTCTGGGAAAAATACCGAAATTATTAATCCAATTATCACAAACGTTAATCGCATCGCGCCGATGGCAGGAATTGACGTGGAAGCTGAAGGGATAGGGACTATAAGACCTGTACTCGAAAATGTGACAATCGTCAACCCGCGCATCGAAAAGTGTTCAGGAACAGGTATCGCACTCGTAGTAATTGAGCTAGCTGGAAGATCACAAAACACCAACATAAGAATTTCAGATTATCTAGGCATTTCAAATGAAACAGGTATGCGCGCTTATGGGACAAGTGGCGTGTTGTCCGGGTCTATCGTAATCAGCAATCCAACAGTTATTGAAATGAAGAACTTCGGAATAGGTGTGCATATCTGGCATAAAAACATGCCGATGCTAACCTTCGAAAATCCAATGATTAAAAATTGCAACACGACTGATGCAATTAACACTGATGGCGCAGGGTTCTTTCTCTCTGACATGTTCACAAACGATGATCTAGAAAACATTTATATCAAAAACGCAAATATTCAGGATACAAGGACACCAAAGAAAATGACAACTCCGGTATGGGCGTATACAAAGTTGTCTGGTATTGGTGAGATTTTAATCGAGAATCCAATTCGGTTCGATGGACTCAACACCATACAGCAAAATTCAGGTAATGGCGTTAAGAAAATAAAGATGATAGATGGATTCAACGTTGATGCCGCTAATTTAGCTCTACAAACCGTTACTATATCGCTAAGAGTTTCAACAAGCTTTAATGATGGCAAAGCTTATAAGATCGGTAAGGTTGTATATGTGAACCTCATCTTGACTCTTAACGCAAGCTACGCAGCAGGTACGGTTCTTCTTAATCTCAATAAATCCCCCTTAGCTTCCACAAGAGTTGACTACAATGTCGATGGTGGGAATGGGGGAAGAGCCGACGTGGAGCTTAACGGTGACTTAAAGGCTCAATCAGCACTAACGTCAGGACAAACCATAACCGCTAATTTCAGTTACGTTTCTCCATAACAACGCTTGATGACGATTATACGCAGTAAAGGAAGGAGGATAGGCCATGGCTTACTGGCCGAGTATTCAAGCAAAGGAACCATCTCACGCAATCAGGGCATTTCGAGGAACGAATAAGGCAGATCCGTTCTCGCTTGATCCTTCATTCGCGCCTAGAACCAAGAACCTCATATCGACTAATGCCCCAGCCATGACCACTAGGCCGGGGTTTACTGTTTTAGGCAGCGCTATTGGAACGAAGGTTCTCGGGATCGGGATCTGGAAGGATACGGAGATTCATGCCGTATTCAATGACGGTACATGGAGAAAGTGGACTGGATCAGCATGGTCGGCTGCGCTTAAGAGTGGACTTAGTACAACGGCTACCTGGTCTTTCGTCAACTACAAGGGCAATCTAGCCGGCATTAACTTGATCGGTTCGAATGGTGTGGATCCTATCCAAAAGTATGACGGTGCTACTGTAAGCAACCTTGCAACAGCTCCTGCAGGCGGGAACTTCATTGAGACGCATGACAACCGGCTATATTGCGCGGTGGGTATTCGTCTCTATTATTCTCCTATCGGTATCGCAGACAACTGGAACCTCGTGCAACAGTCCGATGCTGACGGAGGATACCTGGACAAGAACACGCCAGAAGGTGAATCGATCATCAGTATGAAGGCTGGAGCCGGACACGTCACGATTCAGTTCCCCAGCTCGTCGTGGGAATTATACGGTACTAACCCGGGCGACTTCTCATATCTTCCTGTTGCGGAAGATATCGGCGGGTTGAATGATCAGTCCATCGTTAACCTAGGCGGCGTTCTATACTTCTTGGATGAGACAGGGATATACGTGTATGCGGGCGGTGTTCGACCGCGTAAGGAATTCTCAGCTCCGGTGCAGTGGTATGTGGATAATTTGGTTAAAGCGGCTAAGCAGACCTGTTGTGTGGGTGCTGATGGTCGCTTTCTTTATGTCGCTCTTCCGATGGGTACAGGGGCGACGGCTCCGGACACAATCCTCGTATATGATTCGATAGAAAAGATCTGGAATGTCTGGGAAGACATTCAGCCCCTTATGTTCGCTCGAATGGGTGACGCTTTGTACATGGCCGATGCGCAGGGCCGTGTGCTTAAGCTAGGAGGCACGACAGATAATGGGGTTGCTATCTCTTGGCTTTGGGATTCTAAACCGTTTGGGGCACGCTCCATGGGTCAACTGATCCGGTGGCGCGGGCTATGGATGACCGTGGATAAGCCTTTAGGCAGTACGATAAATTTCTATATCAATGATCAGTCTACGGGCGAGGCCGGCTGGAAGCTTACCGGATCCCTTATCTCGGAGGCGTTATTGATTTCTAAGAGGATGCCGATCTCTCCGGCAACAATGGGTAATGCTCGCTTTATTCGTCAGAGAATTGTCGGTACCGGTCCGGCGACGATCTATGAATCGGCTTGGGATCAGATCGAGCTGCCGATCACGTAAAGGTAGGTGAAATGAATGGCTGGACGTATTACAGGAGATGAGTCGCTAGAGGAGCTGCAGGATCTCGTTGCAAAGCTGCAGAAGGACGTTAACTGGCTTATGGATGGAAACCTCTCCTCGAAGAATGTCCGGGAGATTGGTGGGTACCAAGTCAGTGCGACGTTGTTTCAGTCTCGTGGCGGTGATGTAGGACTGTCGTCTGCTGACGATGCCCCTGATCCGGTTCGTATGTGGGCGGGAAGTACGAACAAGGATACGGCTCCTTGGCGGGTGCACAAGAGTGGGAAGATGGTTGCGACTGGGGCGCTTATTCAAAGTTCTTCCGGATATCCGAAAGTAGTGATGGATCCCGTCAATCAGTTGTTTGGTGCTTATTCAACAGCTACTGATTACTTAGAAATTAATGCTAACTATCTTGGATCTCCAGCGTTTAATGTGTACGCAAGCGGAGCGATGAGAGGGCAGATTGCTTCAAACGGTAGTAATATATTTGTGTCTGCTTCGTCAGACCTCGAGCTTAAAGCAGGCGGGGACATACTTCTAACACCTGGAGTAATCGGAGTAAAGAAGGTCAAGGTGGGTTGGGGGGTACTAGCCGATTTCAGTTCAGGAAGAACGTTACAAACCGAATTAAACGATAAGCAAGGCGTTACGGATGCGTGGAATATTTACGGGGTGAATCTAGGATTCGACACCGTAACGCGGAACTTAAAACTGTTTAACAGATTCGGAAATACGCTCGCAACAGTAAACATTCCTAAATGATATGGTATACTTTTGTAAATCATTAGGGAAGGTTGTGGAAATTTTGCGCAAGTATCTACTTGGATTTTTAGTTGGAATTTTATTCGCAAGCGCAGTACCCGCCTATGGAGCAGTTTCATCTCTAGTCGGTAAAAAAGTATCAAGCGAGATTACGGTAAAACTAGACAAAAAAGAAATAGGAACCGCAATTGTTGTAGATGGGCGAAGTTATCTTCCAGTCAGGTCTCTTTCTGATGCAATAGGTTTGAAACTTAACGTCACAAAGGAGGAAGTGAGTCTATTGACGGGTCCGGTGGAAAACAGTGAATCAATAATTAAGGAACTAGAAATCAAGAAGACGGGGAGAGCAAACCTTGTTCTATTTAGAGATCGGGTTGTAGATGAATACGATAATCTTAAGCTGATTATAGATAAACCGGATAATCAACTTGCCGAGGCAAAGGCGTACTTGCTTACTATGGGCGATGAGCATCCAATGAGACAGGTACAATTAGGAGTCATTGAGACTCTTGAACAAGGAATAAAAGATCGAGAGAAGAGACTTGTTGAATTACAAACCGAAATCGATAAATTTAATCAACAAATTACTGAACGCGATGTTGAAATAGCAGAGTTGGAATCGAAGTTACAAAAATAGCATTTTCACATTAGGGCCTGCCAATCGGTAGGCTCTTTATTTTGTCCTGGGAGGGATAACGATGTTAACCAAGAAGCAACGGGATGCCTTGAAGAAGAACCGCCTGACGATCTACGACACACGGATATTCGAAATGGAGATGGATCTAACGGCTGCTATTGCTGCAGGTGAGGTCGAAGCTGAAGCAGAGATACAAACGAACCTTGAAAAATTACGACAAGCCCGTGCGGCAGTCGAAAAAATGTGAGGTGATAATCCATGGCAGATGCTTGGACAAGGAAGTATCTTAATGATCGTGGCTATTCAGACGATCAGATCAAATACGACAAGGATCGCAACATGGTTACTGCTGGTGGGTTAGACTTCATCACACCAACGACGGCCACTGGTGGTAAGACATTCGCTTCCATGTCTGACCTAGATGCAGCCTTTGGCAGGATGAATCAAACAACAGGACAAACCAAAAGTAATAACCTGATGTCTCAGCTCGAGCAAGCGCTGGCCAAGCCATTCGAGATCCCTTCATTCTCGTTTAATGCTGAGACGGATCCAAGATACCAGCAAGCCATGCAGATCGCAGATTTGAACGCGAATCAAGCAACAGGTAACGCACTTGCTGGACTTGCCAGTAGGGGCATTGAGAACGGATCTATTATGGGTGACCGCGCCGCACAGATCCAACAGCAGGAGCGTGCTAAAGTTTCAGGGCAGCTTGTTCCACAACTCTACGCTCAAGCCTATGACCAGTTCGCAAATGAGCTTGGGCTTAAGTACAAGGCGAATCAGGACCAACTATCTGGACTATCCAACCTGCTAGGGATCCAGAATAACCAGAATCAGTTGTCACTTGATAACATGTTCCGAGATAAGAGTTTCAATTGGCAACAAGGTGTAGACACAAGAAACTTTGACCGCAGCGTCTTGGAATCTGATCGTGGCTATGATCGTGGTGTCGTTGAGTCGGATAGAAATTACGAACATCAAACGAGTAGAGACAGCGTAGTTGATGAACAGTGGCAAAAAGAGTTTGATCAACGCGTAAAACAAGACGGAGTCCAAAACGCGATTGCATGGGCTAATAATAAAATCAGCCAACAGAATGCTAATAGGTTGTCTGCTGGCGGTGGAGGGAGTAGCACACCGAAGGCCGCTAATCTGAACACGGCCATTACTAACATCAACAAGCTGTATACGAGATACGACAGCACTACTGGCAAGAGGAGTGTCACGGATCCAGCTAAAGTTAAAGCATACATCGACAGCATGGGACTTCCTGACGATCAAAAGAGCCAACTATACAGTTACTACGGCGTATCTTCAGGCAACGGCGGTGGATTATGGGGCACGTTGAAAGATGTTCTGGGAGGAATCGGAAAGACCGCGGCAGGGTTAAACAATTCCACCGTAAGTGATAAGGATATCGAACAGTACCTCAAATAGGGGGTGAGGACTTGAGCGTAGAGAAATTATATCTTCAGGTTAAGACGGGGAAGGTTAAGCTAGACCAGCTTAATGATGAAGGTAAAGCAGCTCTTAAAGGTTACATGGAGTCTAAGAAACAGCAAGAAGTGCAGAAGCAGGCAACTGAGAAATATGGCACGAACGAGCAGCGAGGAGGATCTGCTCTTGCAAGGCAGCAGGCAGAGAAAACGCAGGCTGAATTAAAGGCCAAGAATCAAGCAAAGAAAGACGTTAAAGATAAACTGACTGCTAGTCGTGACGAGGCTAGGAAGGGACTTCCGAGCGCAGCTAAGTGGACTTTAGAACAGGTTGATTATCTCGCTGACAAAACAAGGCCGGCAGCAGATATAGCATTGGAGTTATATACTCCTGGTGGCGGGGTCACGGCTGTTGGTGCTGCGACTAAAGGCGTTGGTAATCTCGTTAGCAAAGTAGCTCCCAAAATCGGCAACAGCACCAAATTACTACCTAGAGTAGCAACTGAAGCCGTGAAGGAAGCAACTATCGGGGCTCCTCTAGCTGTTAGTAATGCACTGGCCAGAAATCCGGAAGCTGATCACTTGCAGGAGGATGCATTACTTGGCGCGTTGCTAGGTGGGGCTCTAGGCGGTGCGGTTCCTGCAGTAGGGAAGGTTGCTAAAAGTGCTGTTAAAGCTGTTCGTGAGCGTGGATTGAATAAGGAGATCCAAGATTTCATAGAACGTGTTGCTCCGAAAGGCATAACTCCAGACGAGGCACTAACGGGTGCACCTTCTGCCGGACGTACTGTGCAAGAAGTTCCTGCTAGCAATACCGCTATCCGGGGGGATGAACTTGCTGCTAACTTCAAACGCTTTGAGGACATTCAGAAGCAGTATAAGGATGCAGTTGATCAGCAATACGAGCTCTTAAAACAATCAATGAAAGAGCGTGGCGGAGTCCAGCAAGGAATGGTTATTAACGATCCTATAACTGGTGAAGTCGTCGATCGCGTAGGCAGGATATCGAATAACCCGAAATGGTATCGTGACTTCTTCGATCAGTATGGACGTGCGCCTAATCAGAAGGAATTGCGTCAGCTCGCTGAAGCTCAGGTTAAGACCGGATATACGGATGAGGTCGGTCACATTCCTCCTTGGAAGCCGAACGACATTTCGGATATCGATGGGGAGATCGCTTCGATTCGTAGCCTGATGGATTCCACAACTGATCCGGCAGAACGTGCAGCTCTCCAGCAGGTATCCGCTACGTTAGAATCAAGCAGGGGGCAAATAAGGCAACAGCTTCCGGAAGGAGTACAGGGTAGGGTTGCACCAGGTACTCACGCAATGGCTAGCCAACCACCAACACCACCAGCGGGTGCGGCAGGTTCGGCAGCTCCTTCACCAGTGGCTCAGTCAACGCAGAATCATCAGATTCTAACGCCTCCTGTGCCAACTGCTCCTGTTAATCCTAAGAAGACGATAACTAGGACGCAACTCGTTAACAACATCAAGCGTAACCTCGGCATCACAATCGATACGGGGCGTACTGGCGCCGGTAATGATGTACTTGGTGTCTACAAGGTTAAACCGGAAGTTATTCGCTCAGCGGCTGCACAGGACTATGACACGATTGCACATGAGATCGGGCATCATCTCACGAAGAAGCATAATCTTCTCCATCCGCAATATGAGCGAGAGTTGCTGGATATGATGGACGCAATGAACGTGCATGATTATAGTCAGTACCCGCGTAGCCAATGGTTTGATGAAGGAATTGCGGAATACATGCGGACTTACCTATCAGATCCGCAGAAGGCCCGGCAGCTAGCTCCGAAATTCTCGGCGTTCCTTGATCAGCAATTACCGAAAAACGTACAAAAAGGACTCAAAAGCGTACAGAAAGACATCAAGACTTGGCTGGATCAGGGCGAGTACAACCAAGCCAAGGGGCTGCTGGATCATGAAGGTGCCACTCAAGGTAAGAAAGCTTCACTCTCTAAGATTTATACTCGATTCTTTGACGATCTTAATCCAATCGCTTTACTTGAGAAATCATTAAAAGGTACTATCGGCATCGCTTCGAAGTCTATGTATAAGTTGGCCAGGCTTTCCCGCGGAGTTGGTGAGCAAGCTAAAATGTCAGCCACACGAGGGATATTCGATTCTAAGGGAAACAAGTTGGCTGGAGGGCTTCGAACCATCGTTAAGCCACTTGAGAAGATTGGAATGAAGCCCGACGATTTTGCAACGTATCTGACTGCTATTCATGCTCAGGATCTTAAAGCGCTCGGAAAGCAAGTCCCATTCACTGATGCTCAGATGGCTGCTGTAATCCAGAAATGGGGCGGCAATCAGGCGGTCCAGAAGGCCCAACAAGAGATCGTTAAGTACAACAATGCACTGATGGATCTAATGGTAGAGGCTCAGATATTTGATCAAGCTACAGTGAACGCATTGCGGAAGAAATATCCTAACTACGTTCCGTTCATGCGCTACTTCGATGATGATGCGGTAGCCGGCTTCAAGAATGGTGGTTACGGATCCGGAAGCGGCTTTGCTAACCTCATGAATCCAGTCAAACGGATGAGCGAAGAGGGCAGCACAAGGACCATCATTAACCCTCTGGAGTCGATGGTCAAGAACACATTCCTCGTGATGAATGCCGCGGCTAAGAATAAGGTCGGTATTCAGCTCGCGGATCTGGCCAAGGTGGAAGGTTCCGGCGCTTGGGTTGAGCATGTACCTGGCGGTAAATCAGGCAAGGAACACATCGTTGACGTATGGTTGAAAGGGCAGAAACAGTCATACAAAATCCGGGATCCGGAGTTATATAATGCTATGCTCTCGCTTGATCACGAGAGTGCGAACAGTCTGATTAAGTTCTTGGGCGGCGCCGCTGGTGTCCTACGAGCTGGCGCTACGTTAACACCGGAATTTATGGTTCGCAACGCTTTTCGAGATGTAGCCGGCGCGATCGTCAACAGCACGAAGTATGGCTTTAATCCAATCGACTTCTTTAAGGGCTTCTTCCATACAGTGGGGAAGACGGACGTATTCGAGAAGTTCATTAATAGTGGCGGCGCGATGAGCACGATGATGTCACTTGACCGTGATGTGAGCCGTGAAGCGTTGGAAATGGTTTTTAAGAAGAGTCTTAAGGACAAGGCTATGAATGTAGTAACCAGTCCTGCAGAACTGGCCAAGTACCTATCCGGATATAAGGCTATAAAGGGCACGGTCGGATTGCTTCGAAAGGGCGCAGAAATATCGGAGTTATCAACCAAGGTTGGAGCGTTTAATAAAGTCCTGAAGAAGACTGGTGATGTCGAGGAAGCCGCGTACACTGCTCGTGATCTCATGGACTTCAACCGTGCCGGTTCTAACATTCGCCAAGCAAACCGTGCAGTTGCCTTCCTTAATGCGTCCTTGCAAGGTACGGATAAGATGGTCAGGGCATTTAAGGATAATCCTGCCTCCTTTCTAACAAGAGCCTTCACGACACTGGTTACGCCGGCTGCTGGAATCTATTATTGGAACCAGAACCTGCCGCCAGAGATGAAACAACAGTATGACAACATTCCGCAATGGCAGAAGGACACATTCTATGTCATAGGTATTCCAGGCAGCGGTGAGTTCGTACGGATCCCTAAACCGTTCGAGCATGGTGCGCTATTTTCCACCAGTACAGAGCGGATGTTGCGTTGGCTCCAAGAAAATGATCTGGAAGCATTTGATGGTTATGGGAAAACTGCGATCGGGCAAATGACGCCTCCGATGATGTTGACGGCGCTCTCTCCGCTCTTGGAAGCACTAACGAATCATTCATTCTTCCGTGATGCACCGGTGGTTCCGCAGGGTGAGCAACGCCTCAATAAAAAGGACCAGTACGGCATATACACCAGTGAGTTGTCTAAGGAAATCGGCGGCTTCATGGACAATATTGGTCTAGGAGATTCTAAAGCAGCAAGCCCACGGATCATTGATAACACGATAAAAGGTTACACGGCCGGCCTTGGTCAGTATGCGATTGATTTAGTCGATAAGGGGATCGAGGCGGTAAGAGGGGAGGATCCGGTTAAACAGCCAGAGAAGAAATGGACAGAAGATCCGTTCTTCCGTTCCTTCTTCGTTTCCACGTCCGGAGGTGGCCAAGTTCGTGAAGATTTCTATCGGAAGTGGGAGAAGCTAGATTCAGCCAACGCTTCTGCAAACTTCAATGAAGAAGAATTGTCACCGGATAAAGCGAAGGCATACAAGGATATCAAGCCTTACAAGAAAGAGATCGATAAACTAGCTCGTGAATACAAGAAAATTCAGCGTAGTAAAGAGTTGTCTGCCAAGGAAAAACGCTCGCAGTTGGACGAGCTTGATGTTAAAATGAATGAGCAAGCACGCAAAGCCCTTGGAAAGTAGGCAACTGCAATGAAACAACGAACAGCTGAAGTGCTGATCGTCATTGCCTTCATCCTTCTGAGCCTTTGGTTGATGGGCGGTAATGGCGGGCGTGGCCAAGACTACTATGAATATCAAACCGATAACGGCTACGCCGATAGTGAGCTCCCTTAACCGGGGGCTCTTTTTGATTCCATTGAAAGGACTGGTGCCATTGATTGAGATGGATGTATGTGAACATGCTGAGTCTGATTTCACCGACGAAAGTCTTAGGATGATCGCGTCTTTATGCGGGCCCTGGATAGCAACGATGTTGCTGCTTCCGGGGCCTGTTCCTGTTGTGTGGGAGGGAGATCCGTGTATGACTATCTCCTCGGAATGATTGAGTCATTTATACGCTACGGAATGAGCCCCACTGCATTGGTGGTGGCTCTTGTTGCTTTTTTCAGGACAAAGAGATTCAAGAGGTTTATTAGTAGACGTATCCCCATGCTATTCAGGGACGATGCGGACGTGCTTAATTACCAAGCCAGGCAAATAAGGATCGAGCAAGACGTTAGAGCGATAAAGGCTCATTTGGGGGTGGAGGAGTGCCATGTAGAAAGCAAGTTCTCATCGATCGATACGGCGAACCGTTCTATAACGCCGTTACTGGCGGGTGGTTGGTTTGCCCGTTTTGTAAATGTACGCACGGACCTAATAACGAAGATCATCCATTTGAGGAGGAAGAACAAAATGAAGAAATGGTTCAAGCCTGACGCACTAACTGTATTTGGTGGTATCCTTGCCGCTTCGGTTAATCGCTATTTCGGATTTGATATTGATCCAGCCAACATCCTAGCAGTTGCTGTTCTATTGCTCGGTTTTTTCAAGGCACATGAGCTAGTAACGGTTGTTCGTGATGCTAACGGGCTGCCTAGCAGCTTTCGCATTAATAGTAGGAAGACGATATTCACGGCTATCGCTTTTGCTCTAGTTGTAGCTGACCAGGCTTTCAAGCTCAATCTATCCATGGAGCTGATTCTAGCAGCTACTGCTGCTGTTACCGGCTATAACTACATTGAGGCAACGAAGGATGTAAAATCGGCAGAAGCTGAGGGCGAAGATGCTCGGCAGATGTATTGA